GTTTGAAGCCGCCCTTGTTGTCGCCCGAGTTGGCAAAATCGGTCAGGGCCCGGGAGGTGGTCTTCACCAGCGGCGTCAGCAGCGGCAGCGACTTGCGGGCCGCGTCGATGCCGCGGGTGAACAGCGGCATGGTGTCGCCGGCGAGGGATGCCGACCAGGACTCGTGCGCGGTCTTCAGCTTCGCCAGCGCCAGGGCCGCGTCGGCGGTCGCCTTCGGGGTGTCCTTCGTCGCCCGCGTGTAGGCGTTCTCGGCCTGGACCGCGGCGAGCTTCGCCGTCGTGGCGGACTTCTGCGCTTTCTCCGCCAGCTCGCTGCCCTCGGCGCGCAGCCGGTCGGCGACCTGCTGCTTGTTGGCCGCGTCCTCCTGCGCGTCGGCGACCTTCTGAGCTGCCTCCGCGTTCTCCTGCATCAGCTTGATCTGCGGCTGCACCGCGGCGTAGAACGCGCCCGCGGCGATGCCGGCGGACGCGAACGCGGCGGTCATCGCCCCGACGCCGGTGACGACGGCCGCCCCGAACGGGGCCGCGCCACCGATGGCGCCCGCCTTGAGGAGCGTCTTGGCCAGGCGGTCGGCCGACCGGCCCGCGTTGTCGAAGACGCGGGAGAGGCGGTCCTCGCCGGAGAGGATGAAGTTCATCCGGCTGTCAGCCATCGGTGGCCTCCTGCTGCTTCTGGTAGTTGTCGATCCAGGCCACGTACGTCTCGAACTGCTCGATGGTCAGCAGCTCGATCTCCCACGGCCGGATGCCCAGCAGGTGCGCGAACAGCGGCCCGTAGGTCAGTCGGCGGTGGGCGACGCTTCGGCGTCCGAGTCTTTTGGGATCTCGTCCGCATCCGCGTCGGGCACCTCGGCGGTGGCGGTTTCGGCGTCCAGCTGGGCGAGCATCAATGCCTTCTGCTCGTCGCTCATGTCGTCCGAGTTGGCGAGCTCCTCGCGCAGCACGCCCCACTCCTCGGCGTCCAGGTCCACGCCGATCTCGTGCTCGGCCGGGTCGAACGCGCTGTACCGCAAGGTGGGTTCGTCGCGCTTGACCAGGACCCACACGACGGCGCGCAGCGCGACCATGGAGCCCTTGATGACGCGGGCCTTGGCCTCCTGCCACTCCACGCCCGTGGCGCGTTCCACGGCTTCGGCCTCGGTCGCCATGAAGCGGACCTCTTTGAGGTTCCAGGTGCGGCGCTCGCCGCCCTCCGGGGCATAGATGAGGATCAACGGTGGCTCCTAGGTGAGGTCGTTCTTCACGTCGTCGAGGACCCGCTGCACTTCGCGGGTCATGCGGTCGCGGTGGGCAGCGACGGTCTTGTCCCACCAGAAGGGGGTCGTCCAGCTGTTGGCCCACTTCTTCTTGTTGCCGAACACCTTGTGCCGGATCCGTCCCGGAGGCGGGCCCTCGTTGATGACCTTCGGCATGTTTTTCAGGTCGGGCGGCAGACGGCCCTTGTCGATCCAGAGACGGGCGCCCGGGTTACCGGAAGTGCGCACCGAAATACGGATGGCGCCAGCGATCGTCGCCCGCAGTGGACGCGTCGTCGGCGACGGGCCGCCGCGCGAGCCGGGCTTGCGGCCCTCGCTCCTGATGTGCAGGGTGCGGATGGTCTGCTGCAGATCGTTCTTCAGCGGCTCGGCCGCGTGGCGGATACGGCGGCCGAAGTTCTGTTTTACCCGCGGCCCGCCGGCGGCCTTGAGTCTGCGGCTCAGCTCGATGAGCTGTCCGGTGCCCGTGATCTGGATGCTTCTCGCCACGGGGCACCTCCGCTACAGCGTGACGTCGGTACTGATGATTTCGATCTTGGGCTGGTTGGTGCCGTCGTACAGGCCGGAGAACTGCATCTGCGGCTTGACCACAGCGGGGCCGTCGACGGCGGGCGGGCCCTCGTCGAACTTGATCGCGGGCAGGGTGATGCGGAACGTCTCGAAGAACGTCGCGGCGATCAGCGGGCCGACGAACTCGAGGACAAGCGAGGTGGTGCCGTCACTCGTGTTGAGGTCGTCGAGGATCGTGTCGACATAGTCGGTGTCCAGCGTGCCGGTGATCTTCACCTGGTCGTTCGCGATCGGCTCCTTCTTCCGGCCGCCCTGGTTCGCGTAGAAGCGGCCGGTGTCCTGCGGCCGCTCGAACTTCACCGACGCCTTTCGGATACCGTCGCGCGCCACCTCGGCGCCAAAGTTGCCCGTCTTCACCGCCATCTGGTGGAACCCGAACGGCGACATGCTCGGGAACGAAGCGACGGCCAGGACCTGGTCCTCGAGGCAGTCCTTGGCGTCGATGTCGAAGGTGGCCATCAGCAGGTTGCCGGACTCGCACGAGAACTCGCCGCTCATGACCTTGCAGCCCACGAAGGTTTTGTCAGTCACCGTGCCCGTCGTGAGTGGCACGCCCTTCTGGATCGTCAAGGATTTGCCGATGGTGTCGGCGAGGGTGTGTGTCTGCAGGTAGGCGGTGGTTGCCGCCTGCTGCACCGGTGTGACCGAGGTCCCCATCAGGGACTGGATCCACAGACCCATGCCCTTGTTGGTGACCTCCATGTCGATGCCGCCGGATGCCTCCTGCTGCACCACCACGCGCCGCGCGGCCAGCGGCAGCATGCGGCCGGCCGCCACACCGGCCGACTGGGCGGTCGTCTTCTTGAGCGCCAAGCTTTCCTTGTTGAACTCCGAAAACTTGGCCGGGGCCGTGAACGTCCCGTAGGCCGACTCGGCGGCAATGCCGATCTGCGCTCCCAGTCCGGATCCGATCGCCATCAGTCCTCAACTCCCTTCGCGGTCTTCGCCGCGCTCTTGCGGGACGTGCCGGCGGGCCGGTCGGCCGCGGGCTCCTCGACTGCTTCCCAGGTGTCCGCCTGGATGACGTAGCCCTCGAATCGGTGGTCGGGTACTTCGACGACCTGGTCCGGCTGGACCTCTCGAGACCCGAGCTCCGGCACGGTGACCGGCTCCGGGCCGATGAGACGCACACGCGCCATGGCAGTAACTCCTCTGGTGGGTGGGTGTTCAGATACGGGCGCGGCAGGTGACGGTGTAGTGCAGACCGGCCTGAGCCCCGTCTGTGGTCTGGTCCTGCACCAGGGCGCCGGCGGTCACGTTCGCCCAGAGCACCGCGCCGCGCAGCGTCGGTGCCTCGGGCTCGGCGTCGGTGGCGCGCAGCGCCGTCTCGATCAGGCCGAAGATCTCGAACACGCGGGCGCGTCGGGCCTTCATGTCCCGGTCGCCGGAGCGGGTCTCGATGTAGCCGAGGATCGAGATGTCCTCGTCACGGTTGCGGGCACCGGCGCCGGCGAACTCCTGTTGCAGGTCGACGGCGGCATCGGCGCCGGGCTGCCAGCCGACGAACAGCATGTCGATCGGCAGGGCGCCGTTGCCGGGCAGCGGGCCGTCGATGACGGCGATCGTCGCCGGGTCCGTCGCTGCCTGAAGGATCTCCACCAGGGCGACGACGGCCGCCGGTACGCGGGACAGCATCATCCGAAGCCTCCCAGCTCCATGTCGCCCTGCAGCAGCTCGAGCGCCCGGTTCGGCACGGCGTAGCCGAGGCCCGGGATGGCTTCGGTCACGGCGTAGTCGTCGCCGCCTCCGATGGATCCGATGGCGCGGGAGCTGCCGTTCTGGGTGCGCCACAGGTGCTGCAGGATGATGCGGCCGGCCAGCGTCAGGTTCGCGCTGGGTACGGCGCGGCCAGCGGTGTAGGTGACGCGGTAGGGGCCCGGCGGGAAGGCGCTGCCGTCCAGGCGCCGGACGATGCCGGCGTCCGTGTCGGCCACCAGGCCGGCGACGTCGACCTCGAGCTGGTTGCTCTGCACGGGGGCGATCGCTGTCACGGCAATGACCGGGGTCACCTGCAGCAGCAGAGCGGGAGAGCCGCCCGGGCGTACCTCGGAGACCGTGCGGCGCACGACCGCGCCGGCGAAATACTCGATGATGCGGGTGGTGGCCTCGATCATCCGGCGCAGCTCGTCGTCATCGACGGCCACCGCGCCGGGGTAGTTCAGCTGTGCCTTCGCGTCCGCCAGTGAGAACAGTGCGGGGGGCACGGCCGGGCGTACGTCGATGACGTCGGTGTAGGCGGAGGCCGGGCCGGTGAACAGCCAGCGCACCGAGTGCAGGCCGGCGGCCGCCGGGACGTAGTCGACGACGTACTGCCCGGCGGTGGCCGGTGCCGGTACGGCCGGGGTGTCCGTGGTCCCGTCCGGCAGGGTGATCGTCAGGGTGGCGGTGGCCGCGGTGGTGAGCGTGCCGTCCGGGGCTCGGCACTCTGCGGTCAGGCGGACGTTGTTACCGAGATCGAACGGCACGACTCACCTCCTACTGCTGCGGCGGCGCGAAGCGGGCCAGGATCTCGTCCCGCTTGCTGGTGATGCCGGTACGCGGCTTGGGCGCGTCGGCCTCGGCGTCGAGCACGCGCAGCACTTCCTCCTCGTCGTCCTGGCGCTCGAGGTATTCGAGGACCTGGTCGACGTTGTGCTCGTACGGCAGGAACAGCGGCACGGGCTTCTCGGCCGGTCCGCCCGGGTCCGGCTCCGGTTCGGCGTCCATGCCCTCGCGCAGGCGGCGTGCCTCGACGGCGGCCTGCGCGGCGAGCACGTCCTGCCCGTTGGCGGCGTGCTGTTCGGCCTTGGCCTCGAGCTCGTCGGCCTGGTCCGCGATCCGGTCGCGCACGCGCGCGATCTCGTCCCGGACAGCCGCGGCCCGGTCCATGCGGCGGTGGCGTTCTTCGCGGTCGAGCTCGGCCCGGTACCCGGCCAGCTCGGCCAGCAGATCGTGCGACACGGTGGTTTCTCCCGTCTGATGGATGAGGGCGGCCCGGGCACCCGCGTGGTGCGGGTGGCCCGGGCCGTTGGAGAAGGGGGATCAGAAACCGGCGGCCGGGATCATGCCGGTACCGGACACGACCGAGATCGCCTTGGGCAGACGGTTCGGCATGAAGGCCACGTAGTTGTAGACCTGGAAGCGGACCTGCAGCGTGCCGGACAGCACCTCGGACAGGACGCGGGTCTGCATCGAGCCCTCCCACAGGTACAGGTCCGACGTGCGCGCGGTGATGATCCGCGACTCGTTGGTCCCCGCTCCGAGGTTGGAGGGGATGTTGCCGTCCAGGAGCACCGGGGTGCCCACGGTCAGGCGGCCCACCGGGCCCTCGGCGATCTCACCGGTCTGCAGGGCGAGCGGGTTGAAGGGCCCGTTCTGCTCGGGGAGGATCAGCGGCCGGTTGTTCGGGTCCAGCTGCGCCATCGCCCAGAACCACACCGCCGGGGTGACGAACGTGGCGAGCGCCGGCATCTTGCGGTTGGTGAAGATCTGGCTCACCGACTGCACCCACGGGGTGTGCATCTCCGGCAGGGTCGGCGTCGCGTCGGTGTACGTCACGCTGTTGATGCCGGCGGTGTTGAGCACGCCGGTGACCTGGCCGCTCGCGCCGGAGCCGGACAGCAGCTGGGTGTCCAGGCGCTGGTTGTAGTCGGCGACCAGGTCGGCGAACACGATCTCGTCGAACGCGATCGGGCTCTGGTCGAGCAGCTGGATCGCGACGTCCTGCTGACCGGCGATCGTACGGACCGGCGCCGTGACGAAGTCGTCCGTCATGTCCTGGCTGGTGACCGCGGCCGCGTCCGCGGTCTGCACCCCGGTCGCCGTACCGGTGGCGATCTTCGGCAGGTTCACCGAGTCGGTGCCGCCGGGTAGCGGCATGTTGCGGACCGCGTTGGCGAACGGCCGGCCGAACCGCGGCAGGTCGATGTACTCATCGATGAGCCACAGCGGCGGAACGAAGTAACCGCCCTGCCCGTCCGTCCGGTTCGGGTTGACGCGCTTCTCGAACACGGACTCGCGCTGCCGCTCGGACAGGTGGCTGACCGACCGCAGCTCGCGCTGCGCCGCCTCCTCCCGCCGGCGCTCACGCGCGGGCAGTTCCACCCGCAGCTCGGTGGCGTGCGCCTGCAGACGGGCCAGGGCGGCGCCGTCGTTGCGCAGCTGCGCGTTGGCCAGGTCGAGGAAGTAGCTGTTGCCGTTGCCGCGCTGGTAGGTCAGCGGCTCCGAGGTGACGCGGGCGCCGGTGGGCTGCGGGCCCTCCTGGCCGAACTGCTTGCGCAGCTCGGCCGCCTTGGCGTCGCGCTCCTCGGTCGCCTCGAGCTCCTTGATCCGGGCCTCCATGCCCGCGATCTCTTCGTCCTTGGCGCGGACCTTGGCGTGCGCCTCGTTGAACTGGGTCGTCTCGGTGTCGGTCAGCGCGCGCTGTTCCTTGGTGGGCGCCTCAATAAGGGCGTCCACGGCGGCCTTGAGCGCGGCCCTCTCCTCGAGCGCGCCCTGCATCTGCTTGCGCAGGAATGCGAGCATGACTCGCTCCTCTCTGATGATGGGTGTTGGGGGTCGCGCCTGCGCGGTGTGTCGGGTGGTGACCCAGGTGGTGGCGCGTCAAAGCGCGCTCCGGCGTGGGCTCCGGCGCGTCAGGTAGTGCAGGCGGCGGTAGGGGCTACAGGGCCAGCAGAGCGGCCTGTGCCTGGTACAGGGGCATGCCCGCCTCGGCGGGCTGCGTGGGGGCCTCGAGGCGGCGCTGCAGGCGCTCGTACAGAGCGCGTGCGTCCTGCTCGTCGAGGCGGTCGAAGTCGGCGCTGCGCATGGCGGGCGCCACCGATGTGGCGGGGTTGGCGCCGAAGTTGACGACGGACACGTCCCCGCGGTGCAGGTCCACCTCGAGGATGTCGCGCTGGTCGTAGTCGGGGGACCACATCTGCCGCGTCACGCGGAACGCAAAGCTCATCTCGTCTACCGCGCCGTCCTCGATCGCGGTCACCATGTCCCGCACATCGCCGCGGCCGGTGTTGACGTCCGCTTCCATGTGCAGGCCGGTCGAGTCCTCCGACAGACGCAGCGTGCCGGCCTTGGTGTACGCCATGGCCAGGCCGCCGTGGTTGAGCAGCAGCTGCACCTGCGGCGTCTCGGACAGCGTCTTGGTGAACGCTCCGTTACGGACCACCTCGGAGTAGGGGCCGAGCCAGTCCCACATCTCGAACGGCTCCTCGGTCACCGAGGCGTAGCCCTCGATGCGCGAGACGCCGGCCGCTCCCGGCTTCGCTCGTACCTCGAGCTGTACCGCGTACGCGCGCCGCACCATGCCGGTGGTCTTGGCGCGCTCGCTCTTGTCACCCATGGGTCAGTCCACCTTCTCTTCAGGCCCCGGGGCGCCGACAAGGACCGGCTCATCGCCCCACTCCACGGGCTGCCAGTCCTCCTCGGAACGCACCTCGTTGATCACTCGGAACTGGTTGCGCAGCGCGATGGCGTGCGCCCTGTAGCGGGTCAGCAGGTCGGTGCGGACCAGCGCACGGCGGTTGAACTTCATCCGCCACCCGGGCGGCAGCAGACCGGTCAACACCCGCTCGGTCCTCACCAGCCACGGATCGGCCGCGTAGGTGAGGAAGTCGAGCGAGCGCTGCTCGATGTTCGAGTACGTCAGCGATCCGCCGGTCTCGTAGCCGAAGATCTCGGCGTACCCGGGGCCGAAGATGCGGCAGCACTCGGCGGCCGTGTATCCGTGCGTCTCGAGGAACTGGCTCTCGTTCGCCTTGACCTGCACGGTCTGGTACTTCCAGTCACCGCCCAGGACGACCGGCTCCCGCTTGCCGGCCAGCGCCGTCATGAACCTGCTTTTCGCCGTGGCGGCTTGGGTCTGGTTCAGGTTCTTGCTGGTGGTCAGCATGCCGGTGGGGTGGGCGCCCTCCTCGAACCACTGCGCGCCGAAGCGCATCGCGCTGATGCCGGTGCCGATTGTCATGGCGTGCACGGCGATGGGCGACAGGCCGAGGATCTGCCCGGGCACCGGGTGCACGCGGCGGTGCCACATCTGGTTCGGATCCTCGAGCGTCTTACCGGCGACCCGCCACTGCGGCCGGCCATCCACCTGCGACACGCCGACCTGGTCCGGATGCTGCAGCTGGATGAGCGTCGGGGTGGCGCGCCTCGGGTCCCACTCGCCGACCAGGCCGTAGTCGTTGCCGCGCAGCATGGCCGAGTAGATGTACTGGTACAGCCAGTCGCTCAGGCCGTGGCCGTCCCCTCCGAGGTCGGCCATCCACGACGGCATCGGCGCCGTCTTGCCGCTGTCGTCCATCATCTCGAGCGGCATGCACTCGGCGATCGTCGCGGTCAGGTTCACGCAGGACCAGACGGCGACCTTCTGCAGCGAGGCCTCCGTGCGGGAGAGATCCACCCGCGCGTACGAGGATCCGCCACCGGAGTTGGGCGGGATGGGCGGCGACGGGAACGTCAGCGCGCGGCGCTCACGCGGGGCCGTGCCCAGCAGGAAACTCACAGTCCGTCACCTCCTTGCGGCCGGCGCGAGGGGATCCGCTCGGCGACGACGTCGGCCAGGAGCAGCAGGCCGGCGACCATGAATCCGGCGGGCTGCTGCTCC